GTCCCGATTCAATTCCAAGTATGTCGTCAGTGCATGTTCCAGTCGGGACGCATTGCGGCGGCTGGCATTGCGGCTTTGACCAGTTGTCGAATTCTTGGCATTCATAACGTATCCACCCTTGATACCCGCAAGCGGACTGGGTTAGTGCAAGTGCCCAAACCAACCCAGCCGCCGCGAATCGTCGGTTCACTTCCCCGTAGAACCGAAGGCTTTGTCGTTTGGGTTAAGCCAGCGCAAGATCACTGGTGCAACGGCTGCAACGCCGCCCATTGCTAAAGTCTTTGGGTCAGTAACGCCCGCCATGTAAAGCGCAAGTGCTGCTGCCATGAATGAACGCGCCCACGACGCTGCTATTGCTTTGGCTTCGACCATTTTTTTGCCTCTTTCTTCGGCTTCGCTGCCGTTGTAGGTATTTCGATTTTTGGAAATTCGCCCTTGTACGGCACGAACTTTGGAATGCCAAACCCGACAATTTCCTTGCCTTCACCGTACGAACGAACCTTCACCATTACCATTCCGCCATTGCGTTGGTCGCCTGTCCCGCTGGTGTTGCCTTCGATCGTTAAGCAAGTCTTTGAATCAATAAGTCCCACAACAATTCCAATGTGTGAAATGCGATCAACGCCGTCATGTGGAAAGTCCATGAAAGCCAAATAACCCAGTTGTGGCATACCTGACCAGCGTTGAATTTCTTTAAATTTATGTGCGCCAATTGCAGTCGAAACAACTGAATGAATTTTGATTCCTGCCTGGGCTGCACACCAATTGACAAATGAACCGCACCACGGCAAACCGTCTGCCTTTGTGAATTTGCCGTATTTTGTCAGGTTGTCGCCTTCTTCGATCGTGCCAACTTCAGCAGCTGCGACTTCGATCAACCTGGCATTCGTGCCGTCAGGATAAGTCACGACAACAATGCCGCTTCTTCTGGGGTGATGTTTAACTTAGCCAACAACGCTGCTTTGGCGGCTGCTTTGGCGGCTGCTTCAGTTTGCAGAATTTGGTCTATGTCTTGGGCTTCCTTTTGTGCTGCCGCAATGTAAGCGATTTCTTCCTCAGTAGCATTTCTTTGCTTGCTGACGCCGTTTTCTTCATAAGCGATAATCATCACTTCTCCCTTAACTGTTTTGGTAGCCATAAACGCGCAATGTTCCTGAAACCGTGCCTGATGATGGATAGATTGTCATGCCTGTGAAAGAAGTGTTGTCATTAAATCCGCCGGTGATTTGATTTACATAAACGTCAGAAGTAACTTGAACGGCAGCATGACCAACCCAGTTTTTTGTTTCTGTTTTGAATGGATTAAAAATTTCTACTTTAAGTGAAGTACGCCCGCTGCTTGCTCGCGTTGCAGCGAATCTTCCAGCAGTTTGACCCGTAACACGCGCATTGTTAGCACTTGTATTTACAATGTCTGCCAATTGGTAATTGTAATTTGTTGATGAATTGTCGCTGCCGCTTACGCGCCAACGGAAATTGAGATCGCCGTCTGCTGATGACGTCAATGTGCCTTGCAGGCAGTAATGATCATAAGTTGATGAAAATGAATTGCTGAAGTCAATTGTGCTTGCCGTTGTGAAATCCACTTTTTTAATGAAAACGTAAGCACCGCCACCTGCATTTGACCATGTAAAATCCATGTCCGTGTTTGATGCTTTTGCAAGAATTTGACCCGTGGTTCCACCTTTGAGATCAGCAAGTGACGTATCAACCGCCTGACCAAAGACTTCAAAATCAGCAGGCAAGTCGGTGACTAAATCCGTGCTGGTGGGCATTTGCCACCCGAAATTGCTCGTTGGGTTTGTCATGTTTTCTCCTTATCAGGCAACAATTGTTGCATTTTCCCAGTCCAGTGTCGGCGACACGCTTGTCCACGTTTCAGTCATTGGAACGTCATTCCAGCGCATTGCCTGCAATGAATAAGCAATTGGGGAAAGCAACAATGTCACCGAAAGTTGATTGTAAGACGCCTGGAACGACCAGCCTTCAACAAATCCCTGGAATGTACCCGACGACATGTTCAACGGTAGATTATTCAACGAAATGGCTTCACCCATAAAAATCTTGATTAGGTTGTCTCGGTCACTATTGTCCAACTCGGGGTTGGTCAAGTCGAAGGTTATTTGACTGAAAATTGGTTGCGGTTGGGCACGCAACGACAAATAAAAATTTGCCTGAGCAGTTGCGTCAGCTGCATTGTGAAGGGTCGTTGAAATGATCTGTGCAAGCGTGCCGTAAAGAGCAATTGAATCTGGGTCGCTGGCAGATTGCTCGTTGCTGCTGGTTGAACCGTATTTAATCGTCAAGGAATTGCGTACGTCGCCTACACGGGTTTCAATGCGTAAGCCTGTCGCGCGGGCATGATTTGCGTCAAGATCGACGTAACCATTGTCGGCAAGATAAACGGTGCGGTGAGTACTGTCAGCATAGCCAATTTGACCCGTTGGGGATTCAAATAGGTAACCCAAGCCTGAAGTTGCCAATGCTGAGACCAATGAATAAACGTCGGTTCGGTTGCTTGATCGGGCTGCCAATTCGTAGTTGCCTGGTCGATCGATTTCGCCTAAACCATTGTTTTCAGCCGTTGCCCAAGTTGTCCCCGCTGGTGTATAAGTTGCCCAAGTAACTGAACCAGGCACTTGCGCCCAAGTATTGAACAAAACTTCGCTCAAAATGTCATAAATCTGATCACCGTCAAATTGCTTTGAAAGCACGCCATCAGTCAAGGTTTTTGGCAAACGCGCCAATGCGCCCAAAGCGGTAATCGAATAGGTTTGTGTGAACATGGTTGAACCCACGTCGCGCACTTCTAAACCAATGTCCACGACGTTGCCACCAAAGATTGAAACGAATGTATTTGACGTGTCTTTGATTTGAACCGAAATTGTTGAATTGATTGATACGGGGATTGCGGTCTGATTGACGTCGAGCAATTCAAGATTTACATAACCCGCTTGCGCTTGCTCATAAATGTTCGTGCGACCGCTGCGAATGGTTAAGTTAGCCAAAACGGCGTTTGTGTATTCTGTCCCGTCAATTGTGACTTTCCAAACGGGAGACCAGTGCGTCATGCGATTTGCAGGTTAGTTGCGCCACCTGTGCCGCGATAGTAGGAATTGTTTAAGGTGTCCACAATTGTTCGGGCAGTACCTTCACGATCAAACGCGCCAGTTACATTCAAGTTAATTGTCGTCATACCAACGTTTTCTGCCTGACGGAATCGACCAGGGTCAAATGACCCACTAACCACGTTTGAAGCCGCAGCAGCAGCCGTTGCAGCAACATTTGAAGCCGCGCTAATGCCGCCCGTGCTTGGAACTGTGATTCGTGGCGTTGTAACTGTTGGTGCTGATGTGCCAGCACTACCCCCGCCCGCAGGCGGTGCAAAACCTGACGAAAATGGAATTGAACCCGTAAATGGTGCAGCGGGTGAGTCGTCGTCGTTGCCAAAAATCTTTGTCGCAGCATAGATTGAACCAGCGATTGCCGCCGCCGTTGCCAGACCCAAAAACGGATTGACGGCAAACCTTGAAGCAATTGCAGCTGCTAACGCGGTGTTTCGAAGTGCTGCGTACGCTGCCGATAATGTTTTGATTAAAGCAATTGTGCCTTGAACGGCTGCCGCGATTTTTGAAACAACAAAAACTGTGGCGATAACCCCAGCGACAACTTTTAATTCGTCTTTCAAGTCGATCACGGTGCTAATAACTCTTTTAATCTGCTCACCAAATTTGAATGCCCCGCTGGTTGCGTTTTCACTGGCTTCAGTTAAACTGCCTTCGCCTGTAAGTCCTTTGATAAATGAATCAAGGTTTGGGACGACTGTTTCCAAAACATAATCCGCTAACTGTTCAACCACCGGCAACAAGGCTGCGCCAATAGACTCTTTGGCTTCGTCGGTTGCAATTCGAATTCGTTCAAATTTAACTGCCGCGGTTTCTGCCGCGCCTTCGGCAAATCGTCCATACGTTGTTTCCAGCGATTTAATAATTGCTTCATTATCTTTTGATTTCAAAAGATTTGCGTCAAGTCCTAAGCCTAATTTATTTAGTGCAGTAGTGTTGCCGTCGTATGCCTTACCTAGCGCGTTTGCGACTGTTTCAACAGGCTTACCAGCCGCCACACTAAGATCAAGTGCAAGGTTTAACAAACGCTGGGCTTCTTCGGTGTCCTGTGTGCTTCGAACCAAACGGCTAAACGCTGGGCGCAATTGATCATCAGTCACACCAACGGCAATTGATGTTTGCGTTATGTATTGCTCAACGCCTTTAATTTGTGCAGCCGTTGCGTTTGTAGTGGCTCTAATTGTCTCGGCTAAAACTTCTTGTGCTTTTGCGTCCTCAGCTGCTGCCTTTACCGCGTCAGCACCAAACTTCAACGCTGCTGCGCCTGCTAAGGCAAAAGCCAAAGCAGCCTTTTTGCCAAATTCTGTTGCCTTATCCCCAAATGACTGGGTTTCTTTGCTGGCAGTATTTAACCCAGCGACCAGGTCTTTAGTCTCAGCAAGAATCGATAGTTTTAAGGTTCTTGAACCTGCCATTAGTCGTACCTCTTAACTATCTGAGAAAACGCTTCTTCCCATTTCCTGATGATTTCAGGTTGGGCTGATCTTAGCGTTGGATAAATAAACCAACCGCGTGACCCGCGACCTTCACGACCTGACCAAACTGGAAACTGCTTATAGCGATTTGAACCAAATTCTGAACCGCCCCAAAGTTGTTGCGTCGTCCCGCCACCGCTTAATTTTTGACCAGCAAAACCAAATGAAATTTCACCGATCTTGGACGACTTTGAAACCTTCGAACCTTCAGCGACTTTATTGTCTAAGCGATTGCGGGTAACGGTATTGGCTGCGGCTACGATTTTGCCACGCACAAAATCAGCAAGTGCGCTTGACGTTTGTTTTGCTTGGTCAATTGCTTCGTCGTCCATTGCCTTAAATGCGCGTGTAATGGAACGCAATTCGGCTTTGTCATAGGTGATTGCTTCACTTGCCATTGCCGCGCCTTTCCATTATCTCGATCACGGTCAGAATGTCCTCGGCTGATTTAAATTCGTTTGGTGATAGCCCCGTTGCCAGGGCTATCTCCCAAACTATTCTGCTGAGACTTCCGACTGGATAACTTTTGGGTTTGCTTCACCGACAACCACGTCCGCAATGGTTTCAGTCCAAACCTCAATTGGCTTGACTGGCTTACCAGCTGCTTCACGCTTCATTGCATGGTACGCAAGAAATACGAGATCAGAAATTCCCATTCTTTCCTGCGCCTGTGCAATGGTGTTGCCTGTGTGCTTTTCCCACTTAACCCATTCAGGCGGTGCAGCAACAAATGTTGCCTGGTCGCCATTGTTGTATTCAATTGTGATTGGTAGTTTCATTTTGTCTCCCGATTAGTAGTTTTTAACTGAATGTTTCAGTAGGTGTTCCCACTACCGTAAATGATAGTGAAACTGTCTGCGCGTCAGGTGCTGACCCGCCCACGCTTGGAAATACTGGCAAAACATTGAATGCGAATACTGCGCCTGTTGCAGCAGTAAGTGAAGCAGCCAATGTTGTGTTTGGTGCGGTCTCGCAGGCAGTCCATAGTGCTTCGCACAATGAACCTGACGCGCCCCAGTCTGCAAGCATTTCAACTTCAAAGCCCCATTGGTCGTCAATGTGCTTGTAAGCCTTGCCGTCCAATGTCTGATAAGTCTCGATTGTTGGGTCGTTGGCTAGTGTCGCACTGGTCGCCTGTGCGTCATAATTTGTTGTCGCAATCGTCAAGACGAGATCGCGACCTGTGATGATTGTCGTTGGCATGATTCTCCTAGTTTGTTTGTGTGTAGTAAGTCGAAACGTTTATGTCAGCAACGAGCATTGGACTTTGTCCTACTTCCAAAACCGTCGGCTTTTCAACCACGCCTACGACGTATCCTGCTGGCATTGCAGCAAGAATTCCTATGATTAGTTTTTCCAGATTGTCCAGTGAACCCGCGTTGCTATTTGACGCGACAATTGCACTGATTGCAAAATTCAATTTGACCTGTGTTTTTGCCTTTCCGATCAGCACAACTTCCATGTAGGGCGTGTCAGGCACGACCACAATTGCAGGCGGAATTGGTGCTTCGGGAACGCTTGGGTAAATGTTTGCCGCTAATGATGAAAACGCGTTTGCTAAGGCTGCACGGGTTTCGGCAACGGAATTGGCGGGCACTACTGCACGACCGTTTCAACGTCTAGGTATGGCATGAGCAATGTGCTGACGCGGTTGGTCAGGCTTCGCCCCATGCGGTAAGGGGTCGCCGTAAAGTCCACGCCTTCGATCTGTCCACCTGCTGCAACGCGTGATTGAAACACTTCAACGCTGACTGCCAGGATTGCTGATTCGATTGGCGCATTGTTGGCGTATAAATCAGCTGCTGAATAGCCTGAAAGTGTTGCACTGCCCATTGGAATGATGTCACGTAACGTCACGTTTGCATTTGTAACTGCCGCGGTGAAACTGTATTCCTTAACGTCTACGACGGTGACGGTTGCTGAAAACGGTGAAGGTAAGCCCGCAACAATGACTGATTGCCCTGCCACGAAATAATGTGGGCGTTGCGTGTAATAGGTCGCAACGTTTGATTCAAGTTTGTACGCATTAACTGCCGAAGTGTTCGCAACCAACATTGGCAAAATGACCGCTTCGGCGGTGTTGATGATTTCGTCCAGGTAAGCGTCAGAATAAAGGGAAACGGACACGCCAAGCACCGTACGCAATTGACTCGCAGTGATAATGGCTGGCATGTCCGTTCCTTTCGATCGACTGCGGCGAGATCGGGAGAACCCGCCGCATGCTTAGTTTGTGGAAATTACTGCTTATTATTCTTGAATGCGCCCGCTGCGATCTTTGTCGCAACTGCACCGAATGAATAAACACCGACTGTGATTGAACCGTCAGCGGTTGATTCAGCACGCAACTGGTATGAAGTTCCTTCGTACCATGTGTATGCGTCTGGGTTCACAACTAGCAGTGTGCCGTCTCCGTCGCCTGCGTTTGTTGGGTCTACGTATAGGTTCAAGCCCGCTACGTTTCCAGTCAATGATGTTGGCAATGCTGAACCTGGCTGGTTGCTTGGGTTTGTCACTGCTGAATAAATTGGGCGACCTGCGTCGTTCAATGTCATGAGGTTTGCCCACTGACCTGTTGAAGCGATCAAGTTGCGTGCAAATGGATTAGCAAGTCCAGCAGTTGCGCCGTAAACGCTTGCTGCACCGCGTGAAATGATACCTAGCAACTCAGTTGCAGTTGGGTAAGTTGTTGTTGTTGTTCCGTCAGCAGTTGCGCCAGCGATCAACTGTGCATTGACGTATGCGTTTTGCGCCTTTGCCATTGCTGCAACCATGTTGCGTAGAAGTTCGTCATAGAACAAAGGGCTAGTTCTGGTAAGTAATTCTACGGAAAATTTTTGCTGACCAGCAAATTTTTTGACGTCCACTGATAGGAACGCAGAATTTTGATCTGTCTCATTGAAGATTGCATCTTCGGCGACTACGGCAACCGTTGGGGCTACTGTAATTTTCGGAATTTCGAAGGTCATTCCCGCGTCAGGCAATGCACCGCGTGAAATCGCGTCAATGCTTGGGCGGATTGTTGTTGATAGTCCGTTGATTACTTCTGACAACTGACGTGTTGGAACAAGTCCAGCGTTGTCTGTTGTGTTGTCAGCTGCTAGAACGTACTGACGTGCTGATTCATCACCTGTTGCAGCAAGAACCTTGTTTTCAAGATACTTTGCAGCGGTGATTTCAATGCGTGGTGTTGCCTTCCAGCCACCCACGTTGTTTGACTGTGCAGTCACTGACTTTGCGGCTTCGACCGTCTCAACGGCTTCCGCTTGTGCGACGGTGTTGTCCACTTCGTCTCCTTCTGTTGTTGGTGTTTCTTCGGGTTCGATTGTCGAATCCGAAATTTCTTCTTCAGTTGCGGCGACTGATTCGACGCGGGCTGATCGGATTGCAGGCTCTGACGTTAATGCGACCCCAGTCAATTCACCTGCAAGAATTCTGACTGTGCCGTCTTTCAGTGTCTCGTATTCATCAAATGAAACTTCAACGCTAAATCCGTCACGCAAACCTTCCTGGGCTTCGACAAGTGCGTCATTGCCTGCCGTTGTTTCCGCAATCTTGAATGTTGCGTCAATTCCTTGATCGCTTGATTCAATTGAAAGTGTTTTGCCGATTCGGCGGGTACGGTCGTGTTCAAGGTTAAGCAAAACGGCGGTTGGTTCGATTGAACCCGCAGCAAATTGCACCTTGCCGATTGAAGCGTTGCCAGTTTCCTCAAACGTGACAATGCGACCTGAGATCGTGCGACTGTTGGAATCAGCTGCCGTGATCTGCATTGGTGTGATTACTTTTTTGCTCATAGCAACATGTCCTCTTCCTCGCGGATTTCGTCGATCGACATTGCGCCGATTCGATTCAAGATTTCATAAACTTGGGCGCGCTCGTATGGATTGCCGCGCAAGAAGTCGTCAAGGTCAAACATGACTTTGTTACCTGCTGGCGTAAAGTCCGGAAACGATAGACGTTGCTCAATGATTGACATGTAATTGCGGAATGCAAAATCGACTAGGTCGCGACGCTTATCAAGTGCGTTTGAATAAGTAAATGACGATTGCTGCGAATCTGTAAAGTACGCAGGCAAACCGCAAGCACGTGACAATTCAAGTGCAACGTAATTGCGTGCTTCATTCAGCTGCAAATTCTTTGGGTCATAACCAATTGTTTCAAGCGTTACGTCAGCATTCAAAAACGCAGTTGATCGATTAGCACGCGCCGTGCGCCATGATGTCAGCAACTTTGAAATGCGATCTGCTGGCAATGATGTGCCATTTGATTTTAAAACCATTTGCGGAATTGGCTCATTAGCAAAATTCATTGCAGCGCGTTCCAATGAAGCAGCCGCCTTAATTGTGCGACCTGCACGGCTGAGCAAACCTTCTTGCGTGCCGTTGAAAACAACTAAGTTTGCAGGGTCTACATAAGCACCGTCAATTGCGTATGACGCAATTTCATAACCCATTCCATTTGTCGTAATGGTTACGCGTTCAGGTGCAATGCGTTCCATTGCGCGAATCTTGCCTGTGTCTGCATAGCGTTCCATGACGTAGGCATAAGCGGTTGGAAAGAAAAACAAATCCGAAATAATCCATGACCAGAATGTTGTTCCTGGAATGCGTGGGTCAGGCTGATTGATAACGCGTGGCTGCGAAACCTTTTCGCCCGTTGCTTCGTTGCGTGTGTGCATTGGCAGTGATGCAATTGTTTGAATGATTCCAAGTGCGCGCGCGCATGTTGGAACGCTCATTGCTTCAGCGCGTGACGCGGTTACTATCCCGCCGAAAAGGAAAAGGTTTCCAATTTCACTGTAATACGGCGCGATAGCAGCTGCGTCCACGTTTGCGGCTTCGACTGGAACGGCAGCCTCAACCTTTGGCGTGAATAGATCGAAAAATCCCATGCCCGAATTGTTGCAGGCTTATACGATCAACCAACCATGATGTCAAGATCATTGTCTGGGCGTGTCGCAAAATGTGTCGCGAGCGCAACTGCCACGGCGCTGCAAACGACCGACTGGCTCGCACGCCTTCCTATAACCCACCCGCCGTCACCACGTCGCAATTGCACTGCTGCCAAAACTTCTTCCGACAATTGGCTTTGTCCACGGTGTTTCAGGCGACCGCTATTGATCGCGCTGAGCATTTCGTCGCAAGCCTGCGGGTAAGCGTTGTCCATGTCGAAAACGGGAATGCCAGCAGGTGCAAGTCGGGCAGCAACTGCCCCACTGGTTTTTCTACTGTAAAGCACGTATTCGGTCGGATACCTTCGGGCGTAATCTGCCAGGTCGTTAGCAATTGCTTTGTCGTCCAACTGCAATTCATTAGCCCAAGTATGCAACAACTTGACGACGAACTTTTCGTCACCTAGTTTTTGTGCGCCGACCAAACTAGCGTGCCTACGATCAGGCGAAAGGTCGATTGCTAGCCAGGTCAATTTGTCAGGGTCTAAGTCAGCTGCTTTGTCCAGGCAATTACCCCACGACGCAGAATCGACCGCGCTATTGATTGCCACTACCCAGCGGCACAACACTTCGGTCATGACCACGTCAGGCGGGTCGTTCAAAACGCTTCGAACGTTATCGGCGTGAATTAGTGTGCCCATTGAAGGATTGGCGTACCTGGCATTTTCAACGCTTATTTCGTCAGTCGGTGCTGACCATTCGAAATAACCAATGTCATCTTGAACCCCAGCGATCGAAGCCAACGCCCTATCTCGAAATTGGTTTAGCACTACGCTGCTGGAATCGCCAGCATTGGTATACGCCATGACCATTGGATTCGTTGCAGCCATAAGGGTATAACGCAACGACGCAAACGATTCAATGTCGTTCATCTCGCGTAATTCGTCCAGGTGAATGGTTGAAGGTCGGGAAACACCACGGGCAGCCGAACCACCTGCGCGGACTATGAATCGATTTCCCGATAATGTTTCTATTTCTTCTCCGCCATGTTGCCAGCGAATCTTCTTGACCTGTTTTGCCAGATTGTCGCTACCTTCAATCATTTGAACCAACGCCCTAAACTGTTCCAGCGACGTGGACAGTCGGTGCGCCGACCCGATCTGCAATTTTTCGTCCCATAGGAATAAACCGCCCAAAATTCTGATCAGCTGCAAAAATGATTTGCCGTTTTGCCGTGCCACTACGACGCAATTGACTGGGGTTGCCCACCTACCGTCAGGCTTGACCTTGTGACTGTGAATAAGCGCAAATTTCTGCCAGTCCATTAAATCGATCTTCAAATCAGTCGCCAAGTCGATCAATTCGCCCCCGCGTGACGGTAAATCATTCAGTGGGGTGTGAATTCTGGGCGTTTGAACGCCAAATAGGGCGTTTTCACGATCTGTGTCCCTACCCAAAACCGTTTGAAGCCCGTTTGAGCCTTCTTGGGTCGTCTGGTGACCTTCCATGACCTTCTCAGTCATTTTCGTGGCTCTTTGAGTCGTTTTTGGGGGAGATTAAACCAGGAAGGGTCAGGGGTGTCGGAGATGTATTAAAAAACCGCCCCCCTTTGGCAGAATTGCATGAAACGCACAATGTTTGCAGATTCCAGTCGTCATCACTTCCACCGTGTTGTCTTGGAATAATGTGATCGACAGAATTGCCTTCCATTCCACAAGCCTGGCATGTATAGCCGTCCCGTTGCAGAATGCGTTGCCTTATCTTTCGCCATTGAGATGTTGAACCGTTGTCCTTCAATGCACTGGTCATCAGTAGTAATTCCTTTCCTGATGAAACGCCCATGCCTTGCATGGTGTTTGATAACGGTTTGTTATGTATCGCAATGAAGCGTCTATCTGTCTGAATGGGTCAAGGTCACGGTAGTGCTTTGATCTCATTTGACCCAAACCAAAGTGACTGCCGTTCTTTGCTCGGTACGACCAACGTGATTCTTTTGTGATGATCTTATTGAAGCATTGGAATTCCTTGTAGTCCAGAATCCTTGAATGTGCATAAAGTTTCAAATGGTCTATTGAATAGTTTGCTGATTCAGCTGCTGGAATGCTCATTGTTGAAAGCATTGCCGTAAAAGCAAAGACCTTGCCCATTAGATCGATTCGCCCTCGCGCGCTCACCGCCTCAGCGGCGCGCTTCAAGCGATTAGATCGTAGCGCACGTGTCAAGCAAATGAATAACTTACGCATGGTGTTGGGCGTGTCCCACAAGGTTTTTGCACCTGTGCATAACTTCTGTGGATAACTCATGACAATTCCTTTACGAATAACACCCAGTGCGTGTTCATGCGTTTGCCTGAAGGGTGACCCAATAAGGGTTTTTGATTAGTTAATTTCAAAATGTCTTTTAATGGGATTGACGTTTCATTCCATTTGAACACCAATGTGCCGCCTGGCTTTAACACCCTGAAGCACTCAGCAAAGCCAGCAGTCAAGTCACCTTGCCAATTGTCTTTGTTTAGTACCCCGTATTTTTTGCGCATCCATGATTTTTCGGACAAGTTAAGCAAATGCGGTGGGTCGAAGATAACGCACTGAAATGATCCGTCCGCGTACGGGATAGCCCTAAAGTCGATGACTTGATCAGGCTTTATTGTGATCGTTTGCCCATTGGTGAGCAAGTGAGTCTCATTTTCCCTGATGTCACCGAACACAACACGTTCGTCATTTTTGTCGAAATAGAAGGAACGCATTGATGAAGCTGGGTCAAGAACCATTTTCATTGATGCCCCCAACCTTCGCCCTTGAATGAAATGCCAAAGGTTGAGTACCTGCGACTCATGTTTGTACCGCAGCAGATTGGATTTCGTTCGTCATGGATTGACTTATCCACCTCAACACGGATTTTGCACACTGTGCATTCAAACTCATAGATTGGCATTTGAAGTCCCTATCTGTGCAACCCCCATGACTTCGCACTTGGTGCATTGAATCACTTCGACACCTTCGGGAAGGTTGTCGGTAATCTTGTGAATTAACTGAGTCGTAACCTTCTTGCATTTCCTGCATTCAAATTGAACTTTGTCCATAGTTGGATTTCCTCAAATTCTCAATTGGTTGAAGATTGATTTGGGTGACCCACCAATTCGGTTGCTTGGAATGGCGGTATTTGGCACGCTGAGCGATCGCAATGGGAATCCACCCAGCAATGAAGTAATGCGGTGCTTGACCTGTAACCAGCACGGCAATGTCATTTGGTCGATCGTATTCATGAACGATCAATTGACCTGCAACGTACTTAGTCCACCGGACTTCTATCTGACTGCCAACGTCAGCTGCTTCTTTGTGCTTTGAAACAAATGGGTCATAGTGTGCGCCCAAGTATTTGGCAACAATCCATTCAGCCCCCAGGGCTTCGGCGTATTGTGCAATTAATTCGTGCAGGTTTTTGTCTTTGGTGTAAGTCGAATCCATGCCTGGGTGCAGAAATGTGTCAGCCTTGTAATGACTGACTGCTGCTTCATGGCACGTGATTTGCTCTTGACGTGTTAATTGCATTTTCAACGGCAGTCACCGCATAGCCACGCAAGTTTTTCGCCTGCCTGCCCTACCTTGTAACCAAATGGGTCAAGTTTCAATAACCTGGCACACCCGTCACACTGTTCGACTTTGTATTCAGCAATGACTTCACCGTCTTGCAGCAGTTTTGCGGTCATGCTTTGCGGGTAAATGATTTCCACTAAATCGCTCATAATTGTGGCTTCCATTTTCCGTCGCTTGCTAGGACGTACCAGCGTGGCGTGCATTGTGTTGCCTTTGTGCGCTCAGTGCAGAAATACCCGCCCCAATTCTTTGCTGCGCCTGCTGCGGCTTGTTTCCAGATCATGTGCCCATGACTGCATTGCGGTGCTTCCTGAACTAACTCACCGCCCAATTGCTTGGCAATTTCGTCCATTGATGAACCCAATGACGGAATGCCTGACTGCTCGGCTTCAGCTGCGGTTTTATGGCTTGGCACGTCACCAAATTTGGTTGTCCAATAGTCATAATCTTTTTCAGCATTGGCAATCTTGGCAGGTGTCTGGTCGATCTGTTCCATGACTTCACGCACCGTACGTTCAGCCCCGCCCATGACTAATTGCTGGACGCGCATAATTGCTGAAGTCGTCGTGTCCTCGACGAACCAACGTCGCATGTTTGGCTGGTATGCCCCAACGTACCCGTAGGCATAATCAATGCCTGCTGGTTGTTCGTCGGCTTGCTTGCGAAAGGCTTTCGCTTCAACTAAGACATAACCCTTTTCCGCACTGAATTCAACAATGCGGGTTTCAATTCGACCTGTTGGGTATGTTGCCAACCAGCGTTCTAAACGCTCGCGTGAAGCCTCGTAGTTATCTAAAAACCCCATTAGTTGACCGCCTTATTGCTTAGGTGGCGAACCATTGCCTTACGTCGTGCCATGCCCTCGCGCTTGCCTTCTTTGAAGCCTTTGGCATAACCAGCAGCGGCTGAAATCACCATAAGAATGATGACCAGCACCAAACGCCCTAATGTCTCAGGGTCTAATAAATCAAGTACCATTTGAATTCTCCCGATT